CCAGCTACATCAACTGTAAAATCACCAGTAGAAGTAATAGCACCTGTCATTGCTCCTCCTGCTTTAGGTAGAGCTGCATTAGCTGTCGTTGTAGTAGATGTTAGTACCGAATCTCTTGCAGAAATATCAACGCCATCAACAGTACCTGTAGCAGTCATATTACCTGTTAATGCTAATGTAGATCCATCAAATGTTAAGTTTGGTTCTCCATCAAAATCTGAAGTAACACTTGCAATAGATACTAATCTGTTAACTGCAGCATTATTAATAGTAGTAGCTCCAGTAACACTAGCAAAAGATATAGTACCTGATCCATCTGTTTTAATAAACTGGTCAGCAGTACCATCAACTAAAGCTAATTCATTTACACCAATAGAGTTTGCAGCAATAGTTCCTGTTATTGTAATATCAGATCCACCATTAAAACTAGCAGATCCTGTTACTTCACCACCTAAATTTATTGTTCTAGCTGTTGCTAAAGTAGATGCTGTACTTGCATTACCAGTTAAAGGACCAGTTATACCTGCAAAAGTTGGAGAGCTAGTTGTAGCTAATGCTTGGTTAATTCCTTTAACCGCAGCTAAATTAGTTAACTCACTGTCCATTAATGCACCAGCACTAGTAACATTTGCAGTATCAGTAACATCTGCACTTGCTTCAATAGCATTTAGTTTAGTGTGGTCAGCATCAGTAAACACATTAGAATCAGAAGCTGCTTCTACAGCAGTTCTTATTTCTGCATTAGTTTGGTCAGCAGTAGCACTTGATTCAATACTATTTAGTTTTGTATGATCTGCATCTGTAAATACATTACTGTCTGATGCAGCTTCAACAGCTGTTCTAATCTCAGCATTCGTTTGATCTGCTGTTGCAGAACTTTCAATACTGTCTAATTTTGTTCCATCTGCGCTTACATCCCTACCATCTACAGTAGAAGATGTTGTAATAGCATTACTACCCATAGCAATAACACCTGTCATGGTGCCGCCAGATTTATCTAATTTATTATTTAATTGTGTTTGAATAGCAGAAGTTACTCCATCTAATCTTTGAAATTCAGCATCTGATACACTGCCATCAGCTATCTTAGTAGCATCTATTGATGAAGGTAAATTACTAGCAGATACACTTACAACAAAATTTATTTTATCATTAGGATCATCATGTGTTACTGTAATATCTGTTTCAGTATTACCAGTAAGCATAGCACCAATAGTATCTCTAATGGTTTCAGCAGGAAAATTATTATTAATAAATGTGCTTAAATTAGCTGCAGTTATTTTTTTAGTTGTATTAGCTGTTACGTCTACTACAGGTATTATATCACTAGTAGCTGGTGTTGTAATTTCTGGTAATTGGCTAATTTTCTTATCTGTCATTTTAAATCCTTAAATTAATTATTAATAGCTTCTCCGCTATGTACAGGACCAATAGCTTGTTCAAACATAAGGTTATGTCCATCTTCCTGTAACAATGATGTACCATCTTCATTGTCTATATACTCTAAATCTATATCCGTTCTTCTATCTCTGTATCTATCCTGTCCTCTAATAGAATGTCGTCTTACCCAAGTAGTCATTATTGTGTAAGTTCTGTAACTCTAGCTTGTCCTGTAGTAGAACCTACTATCAAGAATGCTATTTTTGTACCTGGCTCAACTTTAAAATGTTCTGGAGTATAAGCAGGTATAATTAAACTATTAGTTGTTGCAGTAGGAGTAGTACCAAACTCCACATAAGAATCTACAGTCACAACAATACGAACATCATAAATTCCATCACTAGCTCCATTTGCTGTAGCAGCTGATGAACCAGTTATTCCAAGAGCTTGTGTAGTTCCTACTTTATAGTTAGGATTGTAATGTTTAGTTGTCATAATTACTCCGTAAGTTCTGTTATAAATAAACTGCCATTAGATGCATTTCTAATTACAGATATAGTTCCGCCTGGATGGCATTTTACTATTTCATAATCTTTAGCAGCTATTGGTGTCACTGATGTAGTTGCAGTGCCATTAAAGTTAACATGGCAATCTGTAGTAGCATATAAACGTACAAATCTAGTTTGACCACCTAATGCACTACTACTTGCAGCTGTGCTTGTGTAATCTACTTTTTGTACTGTGTCGTATAATAAATACATAATATTTTTTTCCTTAGAATGATTATAAAGTAGGGGAGCCGAAACTCCCCCACAATACTAGTTATTACTGATTAATATCCGCAATAATACCATGAGCTTTGTCATTTCTAACTTCTAAAGTCCATTCAACAAGTAGTTGAACTCTTTCAGAGTCGCCAGTTTTAGCAAGGTCATTGATACTGAAATCACGTAGATATGCAGCAGCTAACATGTCAGCTTGTAATAAGAACGCAAAATTCTCATTAGTAAGAGCCATAACTCTGTTAGGTACAACTTGGATATCACCGAAATCTGAGCTATAAACATCTATAGCAGCATATTCGACTCTTTCTCCAGCTGGACCAAAACGAGTTGTGTTAGCATTGAAAGTAGACACAGTCTGTTTAACAGAAGGTGGTACTACCAACATATCAGCATCTCCACCATTCTCATATACAGTTTTTACAACTGATTTAAGAATTGATTCTGTTAATGCACGGTGTGTTCCACCAGTTGTTGCTCTAGTCAAACCAGTTGCAGCATTAAATCCTGCAGATAGTGAACCAGCAGCATCACCTTGTGTTAACCATGTTGATAATGAGCCTAACTCTCTTGCAGCAGAAGCAGAACCTACAACAGAAAGATTCTCTTTAATAAGAGCAAATTCCATGTCTTTTTTAAGTTCTTTTGATTTCTTAGCAATTTGGTAAGCCATTTCATCAGCACGACCAGCACCGTCAACAGCAAATTGTGTTCCTGTTAATAGGATCACTTTGTCCATGATTTGAGTGAAGTTGTGTACTCTTGCAGTTGCAGAAACTGCATCAGTAGTAGCATCATCACCTTCAATCACAGCATTTGCAGCTGCATCAGCTAATGTGTCAGTTTGCCATTCATGTTTTGTACTTGTTGCTTTGGCACGAGGAATGGCTGAAAGGATCGGAGTATCTTCTGGTGAAATATTGTAAATTACATCAGCAAGATCTTCTCTTAATCCCTTTGTATCGTATGTGTCAAAGGTATTGCTTGGTTGAGCCATAATTATCTCCTTTTAAGATAAGATTATTTAAGATTTTGCCTAAAGATAGCAGCAGCATCTTTTAGATGACCACTTTTCTTCAAGCGTTTAAAACCTTCATTCCTTCTTAAATTTAACTTATCGTCTTTAGATTGAGCAGTACCAGCTTTTACAACTTTAGGAGCATTTGATATTTTCTTAGATATGCCTGGTTTAGAAGATTGTAGCTTTTTATAAGCTATGGCATCTTTTAAAATTAAAAGCATCCTATGATCAGTAAGATTTCCAATTTCAGCTTGATTGTAACCAGTATCAGTTAGATATCGTTTCATATCATTTCTGGCAGTTACAGCTGTTTCTGGATTTTTCATCTCAGGCATTTTCAAGTACATTTGTTTCTCTTGTTCTTGAATATACTTTTGATATTCATCTTGCTGACTAGATTGTAATTGTTGTCTAGTAGTTTCAAGATCCCTTTGTCTTTTCTGCATTTGATATTGTAATCTAGCAGCTCCAGCAGGATCTTCTTCATACATCTTATCAAAATCAATAGATGCCATTTCTGTATCTAATTGAGTTCTTAAAGATTGCTCTAATTGACTTATGTTAGTTAATTGAGATTGAAGGGTTTCTCGTTCTCTCCGAATTGTATCTTCTTGTTGCTTTCGCTCAATAGATAGTTCTTCAGTTTTACGAGAATAATCAGCTTGTCGTTGATATCCATTAATAAGTTCTTCCTGGTTGACCTCATATTGTTGTCCGTTAATAGTAACGGGGTATATGGGTTCCTGAACTTCTTGTGTTACAATATCCTCCGATTCTTGAGGAATATCTTCTTGGGTTTCTTCAACTTCAGACAAGTTTTTGTTTGGAACATCACTTGGATTAATATCCATTTGTTCTGTATTTTCCTCTACTACCTGTTCGGTTGTAGTCGTAGCATTTTGATTATCCGCTGTAGGGTTCAATAAGCCACTGATAGTTTCTGCAGCTCCGCCCACATTAAGGGTGGTTGGCTGCTGTTCAGCATCAGACATAAATGTCCTCCTATTTTAAGGTTTTGATATCCTCTAGTTGTTTAGAGGCTAGTTTGCCAGTGTTCATCAATTCTGTTAGGTGACCAATGATCTTATCTAACTGATGATAGGCTATCCATATAGCAGTTCTGCTATCTGAATCTTTGTAAGAAGTAGATATTAATTGATTCATGTAATCTGCTTTTATAGCAGATACAGCCTCTTTAAATACCTCATTTTCTAATATGGTTTCTGAGATCTGTCCTTTGTTTATTTCTTGATTAAGTTTTATTTCACTCATTGATTATTTGGGTCGAAGAATTGTTTTTGTTGTTTTACAGTTTCTTGTCCTAGATCTCCTACATTTGCAATATTACTTTGTTTAGGCATATTTGCAATTTCTTTTTTTATTTCATTTGAATCTATATTCATTTGATATTTAGCTTCTAGCTCTTTGATGCGTACTTCCATGTTTAGCATCATTTCTTGAGTTTTTAACTCTAACTCTTTTTCTTTTATTTGTGTATCAAGGATCTTACGTTGATTCTCACCTTGTACTTGAGCCAGTGTAACTTTTTCAAACTCTGTAGGTTGTGGTGGTCGAGGTGGTGGCATTTGTGATGCACCTACTACTGGATCTGTAAAGTATGTTTCAACATTTCTAAGACCAGCAGCTTCCACTAATTTAGTTAGTGTATTGTGTACATTTCTTAAATTAACCATAGGACCAGCAGCAGATTTTTGTAAGTTAATTGCTTGTAGTTGTCTTTCTAAGATAACATTTAACAACTGCAGCTCTTGTTCTTTACTACCAGTTCCAAGTCCTACTTGTATTTCAACATTACATTTGTTGGTCCATTCCATCGGCATCATAGTAACGTACTGTTCATTTACACGAATAATCTTTTCTTTAGTTTCGTATTTAGTAACAATTTCTAATATTTTATTAAATAGTTCTTTAACACCTGTTTCAGCGAATACTCTGCAAATTAATTCAACACGCAACTGTGCTTGTGTCAGAATCTGATTCAAACCACTTGCTGTTTTATTTAATGAGTCAGCATCCATTCCCTGTGAGTATCTTGTTACTCCAGTTCTTTGTTCTCTTACTGTATCCAAGTATTCTAATAATGGCATAGCAGCTTGGTTAAGTGGTTGACTAGCCATAGGTGTTATTACTGATGCAGGAGGTTGTTTAGTTCTTACTATTCCTCCAGGTCTATTTGTTAATAGATCATCAAGATTAACTTGACCATCCATAACTGCAACTCGATTATTGTTAGTTAGATACATGTTATCTAACAACTGTCTCATAATTGTACTTTTTACTAATTGTACATCTTCAACAAGTTCCGATACAGATCTTCCGTAAAATCTATGTGGCACTAGAATAGGTGTGATACTTACGAAAGGACATCTGTCATAAGGCACATTGTCTAAGATTTCATATGAGCTATCACCTGCTACAGTTACTTTTCGTAATTCGGCAATACCATCTTTATCTTCATCCAATTTGATATAGCATTCGTATATTAGTATTTCTTCATTTGCTTTATCTGTTGTTGGTTGAAACTGATCATCTTCTCCTAATGAACGAGTAAGATGTTCTTCTGAATAATTTACATTCTGGTTAGCAGGTAAGTCAGAAATAACTTCAGGATCAAATCCCATTTCTACTAAATCAGATCTAGATTTATAAGTTCTATGTGCTGTAAAGGCAGCATCTTTAATTGACTTAGCGTTCCTTGCTATTAAAAATTCTTCTGGCGGTACATTTTCAATAGATACTTTACCTCTTTTTTTAATTCTGTTTACTACTACATCATGTGTTTTTTCTGGAATAGATACTTCATTTGGTATTAATCTATCTCCTAGATACTGATTAGCTTCTGCTAGTGCAGCTGCATTATCTTTTTCGTACTCGGTATGTTCTAATACTTTTATTTCTGAATCTGCTAATAACATAGCAAACTCATCATCTGTTAATCCTATATAAGTAGATTTTTCAACATCCATTGAATCATCCCAATAGACTTTCATTACACCATTTTTTTGCAACAATGCATCTTTAAAGAATGTATACAGCGCAGTGAAACCATCATTATCTTTATAGAATACATGATTTAAATAATCGGTAGCTTGTTTAGCTATAGGTTCATCACCTGCTTTATTAGCTACACATTGTACTGCTTTTGGAGATGCAGTAAATGTTCTCATTACTTGTGGTAGTATACTTTCAATAGTATCTGATACATCAGTAGATATAACTTGTGATCTACCTTCTTGTTCATTTCCAAATGGTTCACCAAAATAGTATTCTAATGATTTGTTTCTTTGCGTGGTTAGTTCACCACCTAAATAACCATTAGCATTTTCTATCTCTGATGAGATAATGGCTTTTAATTTAAATTCATCCATTTAACAGTTCCATTTCCTTAATGATTTATTTATTCTTGAGTTAGGATCGTTTGCAGTTTTAGCAGATGTAAGTTTTCTTTTCATACCTTTCATTCTTGCACAAAATGATTTACGTCTTTTAGATGCTTTAGATCCTTTTTTTAATTTACTTGGTTTTGTAGTTACAGCAGTTTTAAGTTTACTTCCAGGATTAGCTTTTCTATATGATGCTACACCTTTTTTGTTTAAACCACCAGATTTAGATTTACCTTCTTTTCTTTGCCATGCAGGTGTTTTAGAAGTCATACAATTTTCTTCTTTTTGTTTTTGCTTTTGATTGTATTTTAACTTTTTTATATTGAGATTTACTTAATGGAAAAGTTCCGTATTTAAATGCACCTTGAGATTTAAATTTAGAATCCATATATTTTCTTTGTGCTTTTAAACCTTTAGTTGATTTATATGCAATATTTCGTATTGTAGGTTGTCCATAACTACCAGTATCTTGAAATTGTGTCATATACTTTTTTTTAGTTGATTTACTTTTACTAAAAGCTTTTGTACCTGCTCGTATAGCAGCTTTACTAATCATGATTTTTTTCTCCTTTTACCAGATGCAGTAACAGACCATTTTACTTTTTTAGGTCCAGTCTTTTTAGCTGCTTCTTTCTTAGTTATTTTTTTTGCTACCTTTTTAGGTCTACATGCAGGATATGGTCTACCCTTATCTTTCTTTCCAGAACGACCACATTTTTTGCCAGTCTTAACATCACGCCAATCTTCTTTGAACCACTTACGCAGTCCACCGTCATATGCCATTAATATTTTCCGCCACGCTTCTTGTAAGTTTTAACAAGCCAGGCGTTAGCATATGCACTTGGATATACTTTAAATTTCTTTTTAGCTTCAGCTTTAACTCTTGAGTAGAGAGCTGGATTTTTTGGTTTTGGTGATGCCATTATATTATATACCTCGTATCTACATTAATATCTTTTGACCAATCTGTTCTTTCAGGAGCTTCTCCTACACACCCATATCTAAATGCATCTGATCCATGTGATGCCCAGTTATGATGTGGTTTATTTTTAAAGACTTGGTTCTTATCATCAAATACCTTTTTATATTGCTTGAGAGCTTCGATACCTTGTTTGCATCTTATTCTATCAAACCAACAATTAGGTATTGTATTTCTTACGGATTCTATTCCGTGATCAACTTCTAATTTAGGAGCTACTTCAAAGTTTAATCCTAACTCTGCAGCTACTTCTAATCTTGATTTACCTGTACCTAGTTCCCTAGTTGTAATATCGTGTGGTGCTATATGTGCTGAATATGTATATGGTTTTTCATTTAACTTACTTACATAGAACGCTAATGACTCACCATTAGTTTCATAATAGTCAATCAATCGGACTTCATTG